CATAAGTATCCATGAATCCTTCGTAGTTCCACTCCATAGGTATGAACAAGCTATAGAGTCCAGAAGTTGTTTGTCCGTTTTTATTTCTTTTAGCAACGTCTGAATTGTAGTATAGTTTTTTGAAATTGTCTCCACCTTTATCTAAAGCATTTGAAGTTGAGCCCATCATACATTTACCTACAACTCTTGATCCTAGACGTAATGTAGTTTTTGTAACTCTCCAGTTATTTAATATATTATCAGGACGTTCCCACTTACCACTTTCGTCATGAGCTAATAATTTTAGCTTTTCACCATCATAAGAGTTATCACCTGTATTTTTCCAATCAATAGTTGTATCAAGTCCTTCTAGTTCTGTGAGTTGCTCATTAGTTTCCAACTTTCTTCTAGTAAGTTTGGATGCCGGAACCCTATATGCCAACTCAGTTTTTGGCCGATCCATACCGTCTTGAATTGGTTTGAAGAAAAACGGATAATTAACGGATATTGGGACAACTTTATTTGGAAAGTATGCCGAATCTAGCATCGGAAGATATTGTAGCTTGGTTGACAAGTTCTGCGCTTGCCATAAAAGAGAATCCAGATCGTCTGTTTTTGAGGTAGCACATACCATAACATCTTTTGTCTGCTTTGCAAGCTTCCCAGAATATAAAGAAGAGTCTGTTTGACTCTCTATATTCAGGTGCTCCAATGTCGATTTTTGACCATTGCAAGTACATGTAATGAGTACCAGTAATATATACAGGACTGCCACAGTTGAAGAAATAAAAACCTTCTTCTCTACGCTTAAATTCTTTATCGATATAGTCATACCACTTTTCTTTGAATTCATTAGGATATTCTTCCCAATCAAATCTACTTTTTATTCTTTGAATTTCTTTTGGGTAGTCAAATTTTTCCCAATATTGTTCCTCTTGTTTTTTGCTTCGTTTATACGGTTCATCTGCTGTTGGTAAAGCAATGCGGAGACCTTGTATTTCGATAACTGATCCAATTTTACCTGTTTTACTTATTACTACAAAATCATACTCCACATTATAACCATACTCCCACTTTTTATATCTGTTATTTTTAGCTAATATCTTAGGATTGATAACGTCCTTAATCTCTTTCCAAAGCGTTTGTTCGTAACTCATTTACTTCTCCCTTCTGCAAAACCTTTAAAAGACTTTTGTTCTTTAACTTCTTTTACAGTTCCATTTAATATATCCTCTTCTTCTTCTATACGTTGTAGTATTTCAAATGCATCCATAATACATAGCTTTTTAGTAGCTGCTGCATTTTTTAATCTATCAGCTGAAACATCTTCACCTGTATCTACTATAGGTTCTTTAGCAACCTTAACTAACTCATCAACTGCTTTTCGCCCAGCTTGGATTATGTTCTTTCTTGTCTCCTTCGTTTTCATGAGTTATAACTATATCATTTGATTTCATACAATACAAACGTTCATCGCCTATTATAAACTCAAATTCAGAGCTTGGCGTAAACGTTACAAGTGTTCCAGGTGTTATTCCTATTGATTCTAAGGAACTATTAGTATATTTTACTATACCAATATTAGGTTCTTCTTTAATAACATCTAAGGTGTTAGTGTTTAAGATAGGTTTAACAAAGCAATAATTTAAATGGCATTTGTCATTATACATATATATTTGATCTATTGAAGCAAAGTATAAATCATCTTTAAAATATGATGAGCTATTTCTTTCATTGCCTTTTTGATCATACCATCTTCTAAATAAATTATGATGTACGTAAACTTTATCACCTGGTTTTATTTGTGAGTCGAAAGCAGCTGGTACCGAAACAACAACTGCTTCTTTACTGACGAATTGGTGGTTCTCTATTGTGGTATTAATGATAAGTGTTTTATCACCTATCTTTCTTATATTGTCATACCTTGATTTGTAAGGTTTAACAATAAAGTTATATAAACTTTTCATTAATATTTTAAATCGTACTCTACAGATATTGCCATATTACTGTTAAATTTCTTCCAAGGTAATACTTCATTGTTTTTACTTATGTAAATGTTATATGATTGATCTGTATCTTCAAATAAAATATCATTAATAGTATGGCCTCCATATACTTCTTGACCTATAGAATAATGCATAGCGTCATTTTTGTAATCAGAACCTATACTAATCTTTCTTATTACTTTTGACATCTTCGTGTATTTTCCACTCTCCAGTAGTAAGATCAATATCTATATGTCCATACTTATCTTGCAACTCTTTTTTAGTGCTATTAATAATTTCATTTGTATCAGCTAAATCATGTAACAAAGCGTGTTTTCTTGACTCTTGGTATCCTATCTCAACTAAGATACTGTTCACTTTGTTTTGTTGATCTTGAATTAGCTTTAATTCTTCTGCAGTAATTTTACCAATTTGCCTGCCTTTTATATTACTCATTTTATTTAATTTAATTTTTAATATATGCCCATGAAGAATCTAAAAATACTAATACTTCTTGTGGGTTAAACTTTTCGTCAACTACTTTTTTGACGTCTGACCAACTATAATCATGGCCAGCAATTATGCCTTTGTATTTTAATTTTGGTAGGCATAATTCAATATCTTTTTTTACATCTTCATACTTGTGACTTGCATCTATGTATATAAAATCAAATTCGCCGTTTGGGAACTTAGGCACTTCATCATAACTATAACCTTGATGATGATATATATTGTCAAAGTATCTTGTGTTTTTATTATACTCTGATTTAACTTTTGACCACGTATAACCAAACTCTTTGTTAAACTCTTCAGTGCCTTTAAATGGATCTACACTATGTATTTCACTAAATATACCACTAGAAGCTATCATTTGAGTTGACTCACCCATATAACTACCTATTTCTAAAGCTTTACCATGATCAGGTAAGTTATCGCAAACATAATTTAATAAAAATGCAAAGCCAAAAAAATGATTATTTTTAGCTCTTCCACTCAGTCTCCAAGGAACATGAGTGTTAAATCTTTGGGTTATCATTAATAATACGCTATTATATCTGCAGCAGTAGTTCCACTAGTGCCGTCTTTACCATATATCTTTTTAACAAGTATAGGCATAAAAGTACCAGCAGGTACGCCTACAAATTTAACAGCAGCGCTATCCCCTTCTAGTAGTACTTTAACATTACCAGTACTGCCTACATATAAGCAAGCTCCTCTTTTTAATACAGCAACTTCATCAGCTGCAGGTGCAGGTAGCACATCTTGAGCTACGTCGTTTTTACCAGTTCCACTGGCTATTGTTATAGTATTAGCAGAGTGTGCAAATCGTCTTGGCTCAGCTGCCATGTTACCTTCTAATCCAGCAATATCTATTTCTATTGATCCAGCCATTTTTATTTATTTATTTTTGTTATTTTTTCAGCACCACGACTTCCGAAGTATGCTACATAAACTGTTACCAGTAATGTTTTTAATAAGTTTATCCAAGCATCATCAACTTGAAATTGTAAGTGAAAAGAATCTACAGCCATCATAAAAACTGCAGAAGCAGTTAAAAATACTAAAGCCAATGGTCTAGTGTTTTTACTAAGCCAAGAGTCTGACTTCATATCTGCTCTCCACCTGCTAGAAACTTCTTTCATTTCAGCTATATCTTGTTCTATAAGCTTCATAGCCTGTTCTTTATCAACAGCGCTAATCTTATTATCACTTGATATAAGATTTTTTACCACACCAAGCGTACCTTGGTTAGGAAGTATATCTCCTATAGCACTTAATACCTTAGGTGCTTTGCTAGCTAGAAAAGCTCCTACTTTAGTTTCTTTAAATGTTTTTTTATTTTCCATTAGTTTTTAAAAAGTTGGACATTTACCTTTACCAGTACAAACGCTAAACATTTCTTTTTTTACTTTATTTTTGGTGTTCTTAACTTTTGGTTTTCCTTTATCCTCAACACACTTTTGATTATAGTAAGACCATCTCATGCCTTTTCCACAATCTGTTCCTTCGTCTCCTATTCTCTTTTTTGTTGGTGGAGTTTTAGTAGTCGGTGGTGGAATTTCATCAGTCGGCTTTTCAATATATTCGTCTTTAGCAGTAGCTGTTTCTGTTACGGTTTGATCTCCAAAACCTGCAAATGTTGATTTCCACTTAGCATACTCTTTAGTTCCTGGCTCACCTGTTGGTCCACCCTCTGTTCCTTTGTACTGTTCATATAAAGCATTGTCTTTTTTGTTTTTGAAACCAGCTAAATATTGTTCCTCTCCTCCAGCTTTTTTAGTAACTGCTTTTCCTGGTATTACTTTTGATTCTGTTACTTCAACATCTTTAAAATATCTAGTACTACCATCAGGTAAAACTTCTGATTCATAGTCTGTATTTTTTAATTTTTCGTTAGCATCTTTTTGAACTTTGTCTTTTAAAATGTTGGAAGTTTTATTTCCGCTTGGATCTGTGTCTGAATCACTTACAGGTGGATCACCAGGACCAGTTTTTAACATAGGACCTTTACCAAACATATTAACCATAGCAGAACCAAATTTTTCATTCATAGAAACTTTTTCTGTATCTGCACTTCTCATTGGCTTACCTATTTCTCTAAATGCAAATGCAAAATTACCAGCTTCAACTTTACCAGATCTGTTTAATTTATTTTTTTTTGGCTTCATATTTACCTTTTCCATTTTTTCACCCGCTTCGTAAGCTGGCTTTTCCCAAGCTAAATTTCTATCACTTTCGTCAAACTGTGATCTAGGCGTTCTTTTCATGCCTTTACCATCCATATTGTGGTATACAGCTTTATCATCATAAGCTAACTTACCGTCCATCATTGCTCTTAAATGATTATCTTCATGAGACTCTGCTATTTTTCTAAGCTTAGAGTTTCTAGGTATATTTTTATTAACGATCATGTTACCATTATCATTAGCTCTTGCTACTAAACCACTACCATCAGGAATATTATCAGGTGTAAATGGAACTTCATATCTTGCTACAGGATCTATTTTTATTGGTTGTCTTAATTTAAAAGCCATATCTTATATTATTTTAGGAACTCTAATTCCATTAAGTAATTCTTTACGGCCCTTACAACCGCAACCTCCTGGTATTTTATCCGCTAATTTTTTAATGCCTGTAGCTTTAGTGAATTTTTCTACTACATCTCCTAGTCCAACTGTTTGCATAATTACCATTTTACTTTGTCAGCCCAATAGGCAGCTGACATTTTACCTTTAGCTATATTTTTAGCGTGTCTTGCTTTAAAACTTTTTCTTTTGGCTTTCATTTTAGATGACTCACCTTTTTTAGGTTTACCAGCTGTTCCAGATACAGAGTTAACTTTTTTACCCTGTTGGCCAAATCTAATAATCTTTTCTTTACCTCCCTCACAAGCTTTTACTATGTGAGATTTAGTTCTATGGGTAGGTGTTCTACGCGGTTTGTTGCATGCTAAAGTTTTTTTATCAACCTTGCTTGACATAGCTGGTGCTTTTTCACCCTCTTCATTTCTACTAGCCCACACTGCTTTTCTTTGCGCTGCACTTTTAAAACCCATATTACAATTTTCTACCTTTTTTATCTACTTTAACTTCTTTTACTATAATTCTAGTACTAGGCTTTTTGTTTTCTAATTCTTCTAATTGTCTTTGAAGTTCTTCAAATTTACCATCAGCTTCAGTACCATCTTGCAACATTGCAGAAGTTATTTTAATTTCTTCTTTTAATATATCTTGAGTTTCCTCAAGTACTTCTACAGCTTCTTTTAACTGCATAATCATATCTTCATTCCACTCTTCTTTTAACTCATACTCTAAACGAGTAACTTCTATAGGTGGTAATTTTTTAGCTTCTTCAATATCTGCTTGTAATGTATAATACATACCTACAAAAGAGGCTGTAACCATTATTATTGCTACTACAGTTTTTAAGTCAAGTTGTATATTTGTGTTTTCAGAGATTTTTGTACTCATTAGTTGCGTCGAATGATGGGCATGCTTTATTAGCAAACTCATTGTGTGAATAAATAATAGCTTTAGGGTACATAGCTTTTAAAGTTAAAAGCACTGACAATAAAGCGTCTTTTTGTTCTTCTGTTCTAGTATCTTTCGGGGTCTTACCGTCTTCTTCAACTCCGCCCGCATAACATATACCGATAGAATTACGATTATGCCCCTTG